GCCACCAACATTATATAACGCCTTGGTATCGTCTGCGAAGGAAGCACCTTCTGGGCCTTTGCCCCATGCATTCCAACATAATCCTGTGCCAGCTAATAGGTAAGGAGTAACTCCAAACCCTACTGGGTACTGAACAACAGCATTAGCAAACACTGTCTCGCCTGCCTTAGTGTTAGTAGGAGCTTGCTTTGACGTATAATCAAAAGTAGCTTCAGTACGGAAATAGCTGTTCCATTGATAGCCGGCTACGCCACCTACGACATATGGGCTAGTGTCCCAGGAATAATTGCCAACCTCACCGAAGTTCTGGCCGACATATCCACCCACATAAACACCGTTCAATCCGAACAGGCTTGTTGAAACTGCTGGAGCAGGTGCTGCCTTCTTGGAAGGTAAATCAGCGGCAATTGCTACTGATACGCCTGCCACAAGGGCAAACAATGCTAATAATAGTTTCTTCATTTTTTCTTTCCTTTTTTCTGCATCAAATAACCAAGTTATTTGACTGAGTTGTTAATATACATTTTCATGCAATCAAACATTTTGATTACAAAAAACAACTGTATAATATTTATTATAATACGCTCTATAAATTAATAAATCAAGTTTGAAATTTTTAAACAGACAATATATATTGTGATCGATCTAACCATTCAACTACTATATCTGCGTCTTTAAAGGTTCCATTCTTCATTATGGCATTTTCTATGCTTAAGGGCAATAATTTTTGATCACACATGTCATACCAATCTAATATATGATCGGACAATATGGGTAATTTATATACAGCAGCATGTAGCCATCCGCTTACTCTATCTAATTTAAAATGTGCTTGCCTACAATCAAATCCAGTAGCCACCAACATCATAATAAGATTACCCATTGACCAATTAAAATATGAACTATTATAATAGGTTTGTCCAACATTTATAATGTCTTTATTATTGTGAATATAATAATTATAAGGAACACTAACAATCATCATACCATCATTTTTTAGTAAACTACGCCAATGCAACAGAGTATGAAACGGACTAAGACTATATTGAAAACTATTATGAGAATAAATTAAATTTTGGCTGTCAGGTAAGATGTCTGTCAGGGTATAATCTTTATTAATATAATTTATATTTTCATGTCGATATAACTGACTGGGATCTAATTTCCTATCCACGGCATTAACTTTTATATTTCGTGTCTCACCAGTTTGTTGATTTTTTGCGGTAGCCCACCAATGGGCATCCATTCCCGTGCCGCAACCCATGACACTGACTTGTTTAATATTATCCATATAATCCTGATAACGATCTAATATTGACAATGTTTCTAGACTAATTTCATGACTTTGTGTGGGTGTAAGCATTATTCTTTCCAATAATTTAATTTAGATATTGTGGAATTTTCGAATGTAATTCCATTGCTATAATCTTTATATTCGTTTAAAATTCTATTGGGATATTGATCAATATGATTTATATTTTTAATCCATATGCCTACGAAGTCTTTCCATATGTCGTTGTCTTTGTTGCCCACAAACGATTCCAATAAATGACAATGTTCAAAGCCATATAATCTAGCCCATTGCGCCAATGCAAGGCCAGAATCTGGATAAAATCTCCAGCAATCTACTGGCCAGCGATGATATTCACCGTTGCTGGGTGCTTGCATATAAAAGATACCATTGGGTTTTAATACTCTTATTGCTTCAACGAAGTTCATCCAAAATAAACTAGCATGTTCGTAACAACTACTACTAATAACTATATCTATTGAATTGTCTGCTATGGGTAATTTATAAGGATGTTCAACTACAACATCAACACCTAGGCCTGCAACAAAGTCATACCCAGTATAAGTTGCATCTGAGGGCTTTAAATTTCTAATAGAACCCTGTACGTCTTGGCTACCTACTTCTATAATGTTTAAATTAGATTTAATAGCGTAAGTTTGTAAAAATAGTTTAGCATGTTTCATGGCGCTTATGTGCATATTTTATATATCTGTAATTTAAGTTGTTTAATAAAAAATGTGTAAGTATGCGTATGAAAATTTTAATAACCGGGTCAAATGGATTTATTGGCAAATATCTCTGTGAATACTTCAAAGAAGTAGGGCATAGAGTTTTCGAATGTAATAGGCAATCTCTAGATTTACTAGACGCCGGCATTGTAACGACTTTTTTTAACAGTAATTATTTTGATTTAGTTATTCACTGTGCCTTGTCTGGCAGAGAAAATTTATATGAACTTAAACAATCAATGAATCACGACATTATTAAAACTAATCTTGTCATGTGGGATAATCTTATCAAAAACAGGCATCGTTTTAAGCGTTTAATTAATTTAGGCACGGGGCACGAATTTGATATAGAAACTGATATTAACTACGCTGAAGAGTCTGATATTTTACAAGCTGACCCAAAGTTTACCTATGGCTGGGCTAAGAATTTTATTGCAAGAGACCTAATGCAATATGATGAATTCTATAATTTAAGGTTGTTTGGTGTGTTCCACTATACAGAAAATAACAAAAGATTTTTAAAAAAATTATACACTAGGGCCAAACAAGACTTCTTAGTAGACGAAGATGAATTTTTTGATTTTTTTAACTTGGAAGATATAACACCCATGATAGATATAATAGCTCAAGGACACTGTAAACACAAAGACATAAATTTAGTATATAAAGACAAATATACCTTAAGCCAACAAGCACAACTTTTTAATGACATAAAACTTAATCAATCAAATATTATTATTAATAGTAAATCCAATAACAATTATACTGGTGACTCTGATAAGTTTTATAGTTACAACACATCCAAGTTGGGATTAGAATTGGGATTTCTTAGATACTGAAATCTTCCATACCAGCAACTTTTAGTTTTACCAAATTACTAAGTTGCCACTGTTTACTGTCAATACCTTTCATTATACCCAGCCATTTGTTACGTAATAATGCTACTTCATTGATAATAGTTTCAAAATCCACTACTTCCTGCTCACCTTCTACATATTTTTCAGCATCTCTTGTACTTAGAGCTCTTGCATAATGCTCCAAGTACTTCTGGAAATGTTTACGCCTAATCATACGTATTTGAATGTTTAGATAATTTAAAATAGCTTCAATTTCCTGTAGTTGATTGAATCTATGTTCAGTTATGCCTGGCAGATTGGCAATGTTTTTTTCAACATTGCCTTTAATTGATATATCATATTTTGCACTATCTAATTCAGTTTCGTAATAAGCAATAAACTCCGGGATATTTGATAAAGATGACGTTACTTTTGAGTACCACAATTTTTACCTCAATCCTCGTCGATATCGTCAGCATCCGTTACATCAATATGCGCTTTAATTGCATTAAGCATAGATTTGTCGACTGCTAATTGTTCCAATTCATCGTCGTCTATTCCTATTTCAATTAATTCAGTAATAACATGATCTGCTGCTGCTTGGCGATCCTTACTGCTAATATACTCTTTTACAGTTTCCCACATTGTGGTTAATAGTTCAACATTACTCATGGTCTACTATTTCCTCATTTACGACAATCGCAATGGGCGGTGTCTGAGCATACTTAGCTTCTACTTCTTCCATTATCTGATTAAGTTGTGCATCTGTAAAGTTTTTGCGAAACTCCTTGATAATTTCGCCAGTCACTGGGCTAGTGTAAGCAAGTCGATTGCCTTCCTTGACCAATAGTCCCTGTGCTTCCAGCATGTCAATAAGACCGCTGTAGGGATTCATACCAGTGGAATATGGAATCTTAATTTGCACACTTTCAAATGGTTTAGCATAACGTGTCTTCATTACTTTACAAGCTGCGCGAATACCATTTACTTCTGAAACCTTATTGCCATCCTCATCTTCCTTTAGCTTCAACTTTCGCATTGCTACCACAATAGATGATGCATAAATGAAGCCTTGCCCACCTGAAATCTTGTCGTCTGGGTCAAACATGTCTTGGCTAGCATAGGTATGATTAGTACACACAATGCCAATATTTAAACTGCCAATCATGTTAACAGTGTTGCGAACCAATGAAGTTAATGCCTTGGGCTTACGTCCCATGTCGCCCTTCATATCACCAGCTTCAAACTGATTTACGTCAGTCGGGGTAAGCAACATGCCTAGAGAGTCAATAACAAACAGCACCTTAGGACGATCTTCAGCTGCCATTGCCTTGTAGCTCTTAACGAACTCCGAGATCGTCTTAGCAACGTCGTCAATCATTGCCATGTTTAGCTTCAGCAACTTGTCTTCAGTGGTTTCAACTCCCAGAGCATGGAGCCAGGATTCGTCCAGTGCGTTTTCACTGTCGACAAGAATAACATAAATTCCTTGTTTCTGTGCATTCTTGACAATGTTACCTGAACAAATATAGCTCTTGCCGGCTCCTGATTCTCCTGCGAATACAGTAACCTTACCCATAGGCACGCCCTTGTGAAAGCTGCCTGAAATTCGATAGTTCAGCGTGTAATTGCCAGTTGAAATCCAATCAGTAGGATCATTATAGCCAACGCTTAATCCATCAATACTTTTAGTTAAGTCCTTGCGGAACTTCGAAATGTCGAACGGTTTTGCCATGTTATTTCCTTTTAAATTCTAGTAAGTTTCCGTTTATTTTTACATTACGTTCCATTATTATTTTAGCATCTGTTAAATTTTTTTCATAATCTTTAACATTACCAAATGGTAAATTAATACCCACGGGCTGAATGTAATTAGATGCACAGTAATTTAAAAATTCATTAGGGAAGTCATAACTCCTGGGTATACGTAGATCTATTGAAATAGTAGACCCAATATATTCCCATTGACTTAATTCAATGTCATTTGGTGTTATATCTCCATTAATGAACTTTTCCCAAGAACTACGACCATAATCCACATAACTCATCATTACATTATAATTGCCAGTGGGGAAATCATGTAACAATTTTTCTTTAAATGGATTATTAATAATCCAATATTTTTCAGCCCTAGCTCTCATTTTATATTTGAATTGATTTTCAATCACATGCAAAAACCTGTTTATTTTATCAAATGAATTAAAAACATTTTCATCTAATTTTTTAAACATATTTCGCAGTGTTGGGTATTTTTTAATTAACCCAACCCAGTCTTTATGCAATTGATTTAATTGAATATGATTATAATAGTTTTTTGGTTCAACTATCTTAGACATTTTAATTTTTTCTAAGAAAGAATTAACAGTTGCAATATCAGAAGAAATTTCACGTATAGCGACATCAACTGATATATGCTTTTCGTCTGTTTCAAAAACTTCTATAGTAAATCCACTATTAACAGCATCGCATTGATCAACATACCATGATGCTAACTCAACATCATATGGCTCAATTTCAAAATAATCTCCTGTAATTTCCCAAACTAATTTGATCATAAGTCCCCAAAAGAAAAGATTAGGGCAGTATTACTCTGCCCTAATTTATTTTAAGACTTACGATTGCGAATCATTGCTAGAATTTCTTCTGCTCGAGGATTCGCTGCTTTTGTAGTTTCTATCACAACTGGATTACTAGCTGCCTTGAGTTCGTCGTCTTCCCACGGTGCAGTTTCAGTAGCGGGGATTGTCTGAGTAGCCTGTACACGGGGAGATGGTGCGGCGACTGGAACATCATCTGCGTCTGGATTACTAGTAAGTCCTGCTGGCTTGTAATACTGACTCCAGCGATCCGCATCATATGTCTGCCCATCCACTGATGCTTCAAACATTTCCTTAATGATTTTTAGTTCAGTATCTCCCGGCTTTTTAGGTAGAAAGTCTCGGAGATTAAACAATCCATACGCATCAATAGCAGCACGTTCGGTTGCAGTAAGAGCACTTTCCTTACGAGCCCACTTACTTGTGCTATAGTCTGCATACTGCCCCTTAGTGGTCTTGGTAATAGAAAAGTCCAAACCACGATCATAATCAGTAGGCATCTCTTCTACTTCAGTGTCCTTCAACACCGCGGTAATTACAGGATAGATGCTGGGAGAAACAACAAACCTACGAATTGGATTTTCAGGAATGTTATCTTCGTTCATTGGACTTTCACGAACAAATCCCTGAAAAATATATCCACGTTTCTTCCAATATTTACGACCCATGTCTTCAAGACTCTTGTCCTTAAACCATGTTCGAACTTCTGCCAAGATTGGACAAGTTTCATTATACATTTCCATACAGGGAACTTGCACAATAACTGGCTTGCTGCCAGGTTGTCCTTTAATGCCACTAAAGGGTAGACGAATCATTGCTCGTTCTGCCCAGAAAAACATGTTTGAATTGTCCCCGTCGGGGAGAAAGCGAACTCTTGCTGTTGTGCCTTCTGGAATATTCCAGTGTGCATAAACACTGTTGTCTCGTCCGCTGTTGGAATTTCCGCTACTGCGATTTTCCATCTCTGATAGTTTTGCTCTAATTTCTGCCAATGAAGCCATTTTAATTTCCTTTTAAGTTGCCTGATCGTTGAGAAACACTGCTCACAACGTCATGTTTATTTATACACTATCCTAGTCTAAATGCAAATAAAAAACATTATGTTCAGGCATATTAGATAATATAATGCAAGCTTATGGAGATGTCTATCTAAATTTTTGCGCTAAGGTCGCTTATATGTATTTGCATAATATCCTTGGACTCATATTCAGGATATTTTCGCCAATTACTAGCACAATGTACCTGCTGGCATTCAAATATAACTACGTTACCTCTGATATATTTAAAAATTCCATCCATATCTAAATAATCTACAATATAGTCCTCTGATTTTTCATCTTTGGTATGTTCCATATCTTCTATAACACTAAGATTATTAAGTTTTAAATTAGAATTTCCTCTTTTGGTGTTGAACCAATCCTGGACCGCCACACTCCAATCTTCATTACTATTGAATTTATTTTTAAATACAAAAGTTTTTAATCTCTCATCTGTCAATATAGGAATAACCATAGTATATTTTTTATTTTTTGCATCGGTACCAAACGGATCCACGTGTAGTCTAGGAGGATTATATTGCCTTTGATATGCCATATATAAATTGTTGGGATCATAATTTGGGAAATATTTTTCAACAACCCAGATCATTTTTTTATATATTATATGTTGTTTTTTTATTACACACCTAAAGTCATTGGGAACACCCTGAGAATTGCGCCAGGGTGTGAAATGATCTGTGGGATGCAGGTTATAATGCTCAGTTAATTCATTTAAAGTTTGTTCATCAATTGCATTTTTATAAATTTGCATGTAATACCATTAATCGAAATCAACAGTCCAGCCATTTAATTGTGAATTCCAAGTTGCTTCGTAATCTCCACTTGAATCCGGATCGTAAACAATAGCCACAGGCGACCCATCTCTTCCCATTATTAATTGTTTTAAATCAACTGGGCGAGCAGGACTAGCGCCTGGCTTGCCACCCTGTCCACTATTAAATCCGTATATCATAATTTTTTGTGCCTCGGCAATTTGTTCTGATTCTTTAATGCCCGCTAGTTGTTTAATTAAAGTTAATGCATCATTCATTGTAATTTTCCTTATCTCATTCCAGCCATTTTAAGTATCTGTGCAAGCGCATCGACTGGTACTATGGCAATTTGTTGTGATTGGTCTGTTTGATTGGCCATGGACATTGGGCTCATACTGCCATCAGTCTCATCACCACACCCACAGTCTTCAACTTCATCGAGCTCTTCTTCTTTATCGAGTTCTTCTAGTTCTTCAAAACCTAATGTCTTCTTAGTACTGTTCCAAGCTCTATTGCCATAATCTGACACAGTGTCAGCTGCTGATTTTACATATGGTTTAGCCGCGGTATACGCTCTCTTGCCAAGTTCAGCCCCAGTGACTGCCCCAGCAGCCACCCCAAATGGACCCAATTCTGTTCCTGCCATTGCGCCAGCAGTACCGCCTACTGCTTGTGCAATCTTAAGACCAACATCATCTGCATCGCCATCTTCTTCCATATCACTTTCCGAATGATTACTTCTAGATGCCGCTCTTGCTCTAACACGATCTAAGGCAGTTTCTTCAACTTCGCTCTCAATAGTCATGTCCATGCCTTCTTCGTCGGCAGCTATTTCATCCATCATTTCCTCTTCACTAGATTGAATCTCTTCCTCTCCCAAGGTTGTTACCCAACTTTCAAATTCAGATGATTCAGACTTAGCTCTGGGAGCAAGTGTTCTTCTAGTGCCAAATGAGCTAGTTCTAACTTCTTTGCTATATTCAGGATCTTGACTCATTTTTTTCAAGTCTTCCTGATAACGTTTGGCCAATTGTAATGCAAGTTGCATATCTTCATTACTTGCTTTATTGTCTTCCATGTCTTGGCCAATTTGGCTTGCCCAATTAGCGACATCGCTATTATCTAAACTTAATCTATCAGCAATAGTACCTAAAACCCTGCGCAACAAAGCTTTGCCATCAGCATACTTACTGGTGGCAATTAACCTGTCTTCACTGGGTTCGTCTTTAAGCACTAATTGAAATTTAGGATCACGTAGTTTCGCAGACACCGCACCCGCTGTTTCCTTTAAAGCTTCCATAATATTTCCTTGGTATTGCTTGTATGCCTTGGCCGCACTGGTCATCCAATTGTCTAAATTTTCATTATATACGGACTGCACAAACAAAGGCTTAATATCATCAACATCTGTTTGCTCAGCCATAATCTTATTAAGATCCTGTAAATTTTCATCAAATCTACTGTTGTTGGCCATGCGGAATAAACTACGTTTGATACTTTCTTTAATAATCTGTGCAGCTTCTATTACCTTTGTAGCTTCTTCACTTTCAAATGTTTTGCGTCGGGTAGCACTAGCAAACCTACGTAAGTTGGACATTTCCATAACAGCGTCACTAATTAAACGCCCACTGT